AATGCCCGATAAACATAAATGTATTCTCATTCTGATACAGGATGTATGGGGCAGCACAACCAATCTGAATCGTTGTGGAATCGTTACGGGCTAATGGACTACCATTGATGTTGGCTGCATCATAAAAGAACTCAATGGAATGCTCGCCGAAGACAACCACTTGGTTATTCTGTCTAGCCAAACTAACAATAGCATCTGGGAACATTTCTGCAGTTAGGTAGTTACTTGAATCCCATCTTGTTGGCTCATCTAAAACACAGTTATAAACATCACTCCCTTTTGCAAGTAGTATATAACCGTCAATGAAGGTTGGCACTGGTATATGAGGTGTGGGAAAGCTATTTAATGTGGCTGTGGCTTCTGCTATGGTGGTTGTAGGGCCTCCGGTGTTAGCGGTGATAGTACCCGTACCATCTGTAGTGAAAGTGACAGCAGCACCCCCGGACGTTAAGCTAACCTGAAATGTATTAGTTGCCTTGTTCACAACATAATAAGCAACCCCTGCCGTGATACCCGTTGGTAACGTACCGGTAGTAGTAAAGGCAACACGATCTGTATTCACTAGTACATGGGCTGTGGCATTAAAGACATCTGTTGCATTAGTGGCTGTTACTGTGAAACCAAAAGAGACAGTAGGCTCTGAGGAATAACCAGTGCCTCCATCAGTAATATCTACAGCAGTGACAGCACCAGAAGATATTGTTGCTGTAGCTGTAGCTCCAGTACCACCACCCCCAGTAAAGAATACATATGGAGTACCTGTATAACCACTACCAGCAGTAGCTACAGTAGCAGAGATAACAGCACCTGATGAGATGGTTGTAACAGTACCAGAGGTATTAATTACCCATGCACCTGTACCATCACATATAAATAGATAGTCCCCAACTGTAGTTGAGTTACCTAAAATCATACCAACAGGGCCAGTGGAAGCTGTCAATGTAATCTTAACTGTTGGAGAACCACTATCCTCAATTACTTGATTACCTACAGCAACATAAAACTTACCATTAAACCAACTAGTACCCCTACCCTCACCCGTACCAAAGTCTTTATAAGTAGTGAGACCCGGGCGTTTGTTTAGGAAGATGCGGGTACTTTCAATAGCATCTACCTTACGTGTCTCTGGATAGATGTTAATGAAGCGTTGGTCTTTAGTAGAAGTACCACTACGGTTTGTCTGAGAACCAATGAGAGGGAGGCGGATGTTCTGCCGCTTCAATGCTCGTTTGTTGTTTGCTGCCATTAGCCCCTCCGTGTATTATTTCTATTCATTGGTGTTTCTTGTTCAAATTGTTGTGGCATTTCCTTACCTTGTGGATTCATATTCAAGAAGGAGCTCAAGCTACCGCCCCTATTACCAAACTCAGATCCTCGTATAACATCCCCACGATTGAATAGGGAGTTTAGTCCTGAGTTTGTAGCACCCTCTAGTTTACCTGCTGGTTGTGATGTATTGGCTGCTGCCGCATTGACTACAGGAGCACCAGACATATTACCTTGACCCCCACCACCAAACAAGCTGGAGATACCACCACCCTTTAAAGCATTAAGAGCTGTATTGGTTACAAAGCTGGAAGCTAAACCACCCCCACCCATAGAGGAAATAAGAGGGGAGAGTTGCTGTAAAGCCGAAGCATACCAAGGTGTCTTGGGTGCTTCTCCTACTATCTTACTATAGGATTCATTGTTAGTCCAACCCGGGAACTTGTCTGCCATCTCTCCCTTAAGGAAGTAGGTACTAGGATTGATACTCTGTCCATATTGACCCCAAGACTCTGGTTGATTTAGTGTACGCCAGAGTTGGCTTGTCTCCGAACTAGGAGCAACGGCACTAGAACCCCCAACATAATAACCACCACTTACCCCATCACGAATAAACACAGGGCGTGTGGCTGCTCTACCTGCAACATTGTACTGTTGTCCAGCAGATTGTGGATTAAGAGCATATGCTTCTCCTTGACCAGAAGCATTTGGGTTTATGTTGTAACCAAGTACTTTATTATTATTCATAATTGGAGTAGAACCATACAGAGCATTAAGCCCTGTGATATCCTCACTCCGATTATTATGCGCTAGACTAGTTCCTGTGGTACCAGCAGAACCACCCCCTGTCCCAGTTAGATACTGACCAATAGCTTCCCAGTCATTAATACGGCCATGCCCTTGTGGATTGTATGCACCACCAGATAGTTGTTTAGCGGCAGTAGTAGTATCATAGTAACCAGTACCCGCACTAACACCCCCCTTAGTGATATCATACTTACCCCCACCAATGCCTGTAGTATCGTAGCCAGCAGTGCCTGCTTGAGCTGTAGAGTAGTCGGTGTCACCGTAGTATTGCCAACCCTCTTTAGTCTTCTCTAAGGGGCCTCCAAACAAACTAGCCAAACCTGCATCTGGGTTCTGATTGGCTGCCATCTTACGACCAGCACCTAAGAACTCTGTGGGTTGTTGTGCTTGTTGGATACCACTTGCATTCTCTTGTTGAAACTGCCCTTGATTCTCCATACCAGTACGAATGGCTAGATTCCTCTTACGTTTGTCAGAGAAACCTGCCCGTTGCACCACATCATTAATACCTTCTAGTTGGGTAGGATCAAATGCGTCTACCATGACCTAGAATCCCGCTGGAAATAGATGGAACCTTCCTCGGTACCAAAAGACAAAGCAATTGTCTTAGCTGCGTGATACTCTTGTACAAGGAACTTACGACTATCGGCATCAACACCATACTCTGGAGCAAGGCGTACAGCCAAGCCATACTTCAATGCCTCTAACCATTCTTGTGGGAAGTCTGTATAACCTGATCCAGTAGCCACATCATTGAAGGGTCTTTGATAGACAAGGTAGATTGTATTAGCAGCAGCCGTGGTAGCATCGGGGGTTGGAAACAACTGCAACTCACCATAATCCAATTGTGGATTGTAATAAAGTTGAATAGGTGATCCCTCAGATGCTTTGTTACCAAGCATGTTATACTCTTGCTTAGTTAAGATACGCATGGGTACATCCACGTTAGTAGAGGTAGTACGATTCCATGCTTGGATAATCTTAAGTGGCTTTGCAATTGCAATGGCCTTTGTAGTACCCAGTTGATACAAGGTTTGTGATGCAGTCATAGTCAGAGAATACTCTGTAAGACCCCACAGAGGCATACCATCGGCCTCCAGTGCCTTAATCATCATATTCAGTGCTTCTGCTGCCTCTGAGAGCTGTGTGGCAGTGGCTGTTTCCCCTTGTGCCACTACTCCTAACATCCTAAGAGCACCATTAATAAGCTGGTCTACTGTTGCATTAAAGGTGGTGGTCATTTAATATGATCCTTAATAAATAGAACAAAAGCAACCAAACCACTAGAGATACCAACAATCCACTTGACAAACTGAACCACACCTTTAGCTTGTTGCCAAGCGTCTGTAAATGCTGTCATGTCTAATTGTAGTTGTTTAATATCTTCTCTTAGTTCTTTTAGTTGCTCTTCTTCTCTTTGGATGTGTTCTTGTAAATAAGGGTCTATTACACGTCGTTGCTCTGTCATACAATGACCTTCAACTGCGCTCTCAATGTAGCAACATCATCGTCAAGTTTCTTCACCTTGGCGTGCCAGCCTTTACCGCTAGCTCCCGGAAGTTCAAGGAATACTTCACGCACAGCACGAGGCAGCATCTGCCCAGACTCAAGCTGGCTAATCTTCTGCCAAACCTTGTCGTTGTCCTGTTTGTCAATTATCCCCTGTGATCTGCGCTCCCAAGTCATATAAGGCCGCTGCGTTGCTGTCCAGTCCTCGTTGCGAATGTAATGTTCAGGGTTATCCTGCGCATCTTGTGGCGCTACATCATCAGCGATCTCAACCACCTTCGCCGTAGCACGGATCTCTGGAGTGTCAAGTCTTGAGAATCCCTTGTAAGGTCTTTGGATATTGACCCGCTTGTTAGTTTCTTCATCAATCCAGATAGTCATGTTTATCTCCCTGTGGAATATTTAGTTGGTGCTTCTGCGAAGGCAATGAACACATACGTCGCGCCCGTTACGTTCGGGTTAGTTGCTGCTGTGGCGCGAACCTTGAACCCCGTTGCTGTAAAATCAACCCGTACCGTTGTCGCTTCAGCACTGGCTAGGTTTGAATACAACTCACCACCTATAGGATTGTATGCAGGGCGTTTGTTATCAAAGTCAAACCAATCAGATGTGCTATCCGTCCTCTTAATTTTTAGGTACGCAGGCTTGAACCCTAGATTGATAAAGTCATTCCCGCCGCACACAAAGCTACCAACTTTGCTGTAGCCTTCGACGGAGTGGAAGCAGAGGGCAAGATACGTGGCAGCACTACCATTTACCCCCACGTTCGTATTGATACTAAAGACAGTGCTCGTTGGGGTAGTGTTTTGCCACAAATTCACAGCACTTGCTGCTGCTGCCGTACTGTCTAGGATAAGGTACTGGGTGTTGCCGAGCGACTTGTGGTAACAGAACCAGTCGTTTCCAACATCACGCCTACGTACAATTACCAACTCAGGCGCACTTAGCAGACCATGCCCCACCGTCGCAGCAACAGCAGTGCCAGTGTAAGTAACAACACTCTGCCCCGCCAGCGTATTCGCACTCAGCCTTGTAGCAGCAATACTCCCTGCCAGTGCCGTGCTCTTGTTCGCACCATCAATCTTCACTGAGCCAGCGGTAGGAACAGCGCTTTTTC